GATTCAGATTTAAATGATATAACATTTTCTATTGATAACTTAGTAACTGAAAAAGAAGAAGAAGTTAATAGATTAGTTAATATGCAGAATAATTTTATTATAAGTTATAAAATTCATGTAGAAGAAAATATTGAAGATTATATTAAGACTTTAGAAAGAAAGTTTATAGCTAGAAAAGCTAAACTTGAATCTGAAATTGAAAATATTAATGATTTAATATTATCTTTAGAAACTACTAAAATTGATTGCTTAAATAAAATTGAATATTATACTAATAAGCTAGAATCTGTTAAGGAAAATGATTTATCTCCAGAGCAAGCTGAAGAAATTTCTAAGGAAATTGAAAGAACCAATAATGAATTAGCTTTAGCTAAAAATAATTTAACTATTTATGAAAGTAAATTTGATAAAGATGTTTTAGATGAATTATTAGAATTTTATAAGTCACATACTTTCATAGATGGAAAAGAAATTATAGATAGTTATGATGTTCTTAAAGATAATTATTCAGAGCAAACATTCAATAATTATTATGATTATATTGAAAGTCATGAAACTCTTAGCTTAAATAGTTTAAATAATAAATATAATACTTTAAATGAAGAATTAAATAATATTAATAAACAGCTTAGTGAAATTGATGGAAGACTTTCTTATGTAGATGAAACTCTGCCAAAAAGATCTGAAAAGTGTAATGATGATAATTGTAGTTTTATTAAATCAGCTTTAGAGATTCAAAAGAAAGATGTTCCTCTTAGAGAGAAACTAGAAGCTAGAGTAAATGTTATTAATTCTGATATAGAAGAACTATTATCTAAGATTAATAGTATTTCAGAATATATTGAAATTGATAATAGAGTTAAAACTCTAGAAAGTTATATCAAGCAATATATGCCAAATTATTTTGTTGAAAAGATTCTTAGTAAAAAATTATTAATCAATAATAATACAACACTTTTAGAAGATATTGGTATTTTTACAATAGAAAAGATTATTAATATTAATAAAAATATTGAAGAATTAAATAACTATATTAATAAAATTACAACACAATTAGAAAACTTTAAGATTTCTAAAACTCTTATTGATGAGTATTCTGAACAGCTAAAAAATTATAAAGAAATTTTAAATGAAAGCGAAAATAATCTTAAAGAGAATAAAGAGACTTTAAAAGATTTAACACTAAAATTAAATGATTCTGAAAAAAGAATTTCTATTTGTAATGAATATTATACTATTAATGAAGAATTAACTAAAACTACTGAAGAATATAATGATATTTTAGATATTCATAAACATTTATTTGATTTATTAACAAATTATAGTGAATTTAAAAAGACAAATAATGTTGACGAACTTAATAATGATTTAATCACATTTAAAAGAAATATTGACGAGATTAAGATTAAATTAGATGAAAATAATACTGCTGTAAAAATTATTGAAGATAATATAAATAAACTTTCAGAGATTGAAGTAATTTATAATGATGTTTTATTAATTAAAGATGCTTTAGATCCTAAGAAAGGTATTCCAGTAGTATTTGCTAATGAGTATCTTAAAAGTATTGCAACTAATACTAATAAATTATTAAAAATTGCTTATGGTGAAAAATTTAAAATTCGTTTTAATATAACATCTACTGACTTTCTTGTTGAAGTATATAAAAATGATGGAACATTTCTTACAGATATTAAACAAGCATCTCAGGGTGAAACTTCACTTACAAATGTTTCATTAAGTTTAGCAATGTTAGAATGTATGATTAAAAAGTATAATATCATTTATCTTGATGAAGTTGATTGTACTCTTTCAACTGAAAATAGAAAATTATTTATTGAGTTATTAGAAAAACAGATTGATGAATTAAATATTGAACAATGTTTTGTAATTTCTCATAATAATGAATTTTATGATAAGAATATTGACTTAATTCTTCTTGAAGGTCATGATTGTCCTTTAGATGATAAAGAATTTATGCAAGGTAAAAATGTAATTTTAAATTTAGAATAAACTTATTTAAAAATTGAATAAATATAGAGATTAGGAAATAAATTCCTAATCTCTATATTTTTTTTTAGTTATTTCTCCATACAATAATTCCTGCTTTAGTATCATAAGGAGAGATTTCCACTTCAACAGAATCTTCTTCTGTAATCTGAATTTTATTCATTCTAAGCTTACCAGATAAAGAACAAATTACTTCAGCATTAAGGTCATCTAGAATTACCTTAAACTTAGTACCTGGAAGACAAGAATCAACAATTCCTGTTGCAGTGATATGTTCTTCTTTAACATACTTGTTTTTAATTTTTTTCATAAGTTATTACTCCTATTGAAAATGTTGTTGTTTATATTTTTAATACTGATTATTTAAATACTTGTTGTCATATGAATTTTTTGAAAATGGCGGTGGAGTTGTCATTTGATTTGTATTCCAAGCATAGAAATCCTGTTCATATCTTTGAGGTTTTTCATATACTTGATAATCATCTTCAATCTTTCTTCCATACATATCATGATTAATAGAAATTGGATGATCTTCATCTATCTTAATATAATCATGAATATCACAAGTATCAAATTCTTCTTTACTCATACCTCTATCAACTATTGGAGGAGTTATTAGAATAGATTTTTCACCAGATACAATTGCATCAACAATTATATCAAATGTTTGTGCTACTACACCATAATTAGGAGATTCAAAAATACAAATTCCTTCATTGCGAGTAGTTCCAATTAATTTAAATATAGGTGCTTCTTCTTTAATTTTAACACCATAAATATCATGAGCAAATTTAGCATTAGTATCGTTTCTAATTACTGTAATCATAATAATTAACCCCCGATATCTTCAGTTTCCTCAGTCTTAGAAGAAGTTTCATCTGTTACTTCAGAGGAACTATTAGAATCTGTTGTTTCTTCAACAATTTCTTCTACAGAATCGGTAGTAGTAACATCTTCTTCTTTAATAATAATTCTATCAGTAGCGGAAGGAGTCTTTAAAGGTTTACCATCGACTTCAATTACCTTAACAAACTGATCTGAAATTGCAATACTATCATTGTAACTATCAGATACCCAAGTACAGAAGCCATGTTTATAATTATCATCAGGAATTGCAATAAAGTAAACAGTAATTAAAGGTGTAGTTTTATCATCTTTAGAATAAACTTTTAATTCATAAACATGATTTTCAATAGCTTGCCATGCAATTTCATCATGAATAAAGCTATTTAAATTTCTAATTACTTGATTAGTTACTGAAAGATCTTCAATAGTTGCAGAATATTCATTCTTAGCAAAGTTTTCAATATTAACAGAAACTACATACTTCATATCAATATTTAAATCTCTATTATCAACTTCTTCATGACCTTCAGAAGCTTCATTATTAAAATTAACACCAGACTTAGCAAATCTCATATCATAACGACCATTAAGTCTTACAGCATTAACATAATATCTAACACCATTATCTTGAACTGTAAATGTAGTCTGAGGAATAGTTTTATCTAATTCAAACCAAGTACCATCAATTGTATCTTCCTTATAATACCAATTAAAGTCTTCTACTAACTTATAGAACTTATCAGGAATCATAAAGAAACTCCATTCGCCTGCAATATCCATATTTGTCTTAAATGTAGCATCTGGTAAAATACAATCTAATACACCTTTCTTAACTACAATATTGTCTCTAGGATTCATATTAGTAAATGTAGAATGATAATTCTTAGAAAGCATTACTCTTAAAGCACTAGGTGAAATTTCTTTAATATTAGAAATAACAGATTCACCCATTGCAAAACCACCATTACCATAGTAAACAATAATCTTTTCTCTAACTGGAGGTGGAACTACTGGAAAAATAAATGGCTTATCTTCTTTCTTTGGTTCTGGAACTACATGAATTTTATTATTAAAGATTTCTTCATTATAATAAGGATAATCATAGGGATTAATAGGAGTCATAGATGGTTTATTATCACTAGTAAAACTCATAATTTCTCCATCTCTCTTAGGCTGTTTATTATAATCAATTTCATCTATTTCATTATAATATGGTGGATTATCATAATAATGTTTAGGTTCTCTAGTATATCTAGGTTCTTTAGAAATATTATCAAATACATCATAAAAAGGATTTGTTCTAGGATCATTAATATATCTAGGATCAATATCAGAATCTGGAATATTTTCTATAGAACTATCATTCTTATTAATTTTATAATAATCTTTCTTAGGTTGAGTTTCATTATTATCAAAAGAATAATTTTCTTTCTTTAATGGTGTATCAGGAATTCTAGAAAGATCTATATATCTATAATCTTTAGAACATAATTCAATAAAATTATTTAAGAATACTTCAGCTTTATTCTTATCCTTAGCTTGATAACAAGTAACAGACTGAGATAACTCTGGATTAGTAAATAAAACTACTTCATAAAAAATCTTATCAATAAAACGTGGATCTCTAGGCACTGGAATATTATGAATTGCCTTTGGAGAATAAGGATATGTATTCTTACGCTGTTTTATTCTTGCACCATAAACAGTAAAAATACCAATATCATTTTTATAGCATGTTACGCTAAATGGATGATTCATAAATTATCATTCCTTTCTTTTTAATAAATTTTATCTATATTTTGCTGGCATACGAATAGCAGGAGTTAATGGCATTGTATACATAAGATTAATAGACTCCTTAAATGTTACAGGCGTACCATCAGCTCTATATCCAACAGTTCCTGATTTAACATTTCCTGAGAGAGGTTTACCATTTTTATCATAAATAATTGGATTACCATTATCATCTTTTTCAGGTCTTGTTGCAGATGGTTTATTAGTTGTTGATGTTTGAGCAGCAGCTTGTTGTGTATTACCATTGCCATTAGCAGGTGTAGTTTGTGTTGGTTGAGGTGTTTGGGTATTACCATTACCAGCAGGAGCAGCAGCTTGTTGTGTATTACCATTGCCATTAGCAGGTGTAGTTTGTGTTGGTTGAGGTGTTTGGGTATTACCATTACCAGCAGGAGCAGCAGCAGGAGCTTCTGGTTGACCTTTAGCCTTTCCTTGCTTCTTTTTTTCTTTCTCTTCTTCTCTTTTCGCTCTATTTTCTTGCATTCTAGCTTGTCCAGCAACAATTCTTTGTCCTCTTTCACTATTGGCATCAACTACTATATCATTACCATCTTTATCTTTTTTATTAAGTATAATATTATCAGTACCAGTTAAGTTTTCTCCTTTTTTAACAGCTTTTTTAGCAGTTTTCTTATCACCAACAGACATAACAGCATCGCCCATTACATTATCAGAACCTATAGTTCTAGTTCTTGAAGCACCATTATATTGTTGTTGAGCTATTTCTGAATTTCTTGAAGTATTTCTAATATTTTTAATAGCACCACCAATACCACCAGATTGCTGCATAAAGTTACTTGCATTTTGTTTAAAGTTTTTAAAACCACCAGTTTCTGCACCTGTAGCTTTAGCGTTAGAGTTTACAGAGTTAATAGTTTTCTTAGCCATAGAGCCTGCAGCTACAGCGCCACCTACCAATGCAGCGCCACCTAATAATTTTTTAAAGAAACCTTCATTAAGCATAATATTTTGTAAATATTCTGATTCACTTAAAGGCTCATAACCATTTTCTTCACAACTTTCTAAGTAATAATTATATGACTCTAATATATAACTTTCACACATTGAAATTGTTTTTTGATCATTTGGATCATCTATATCACATTGTGATAGTCTTTCAACACATTCAGCTAAAAGATATAATTTCATAAAATTTCACCTTCTCTAATAATTTATTAAGTTAAATATACTTAGTATAAGAATTTGTTAAGGATTAATAAAAAATCAGTTTGTTCATAAAACAAACTGATTTTTAACTTAATTATTTGCATATCTTTCTAAAGTAGGTAATAAAATTCTTTTTAATTGTAGTTGATTCTTACCATCTAAAACACAACCTGAAGCAAATGGATGACCGCCACCGCCATATATAGAAGCTATTTTGGTTAAATCAATATCATCATAAACTCTTCTAAAATTAATACTTCCATATTTAAAAGATACATTGATTATATATTTAATATTAAATCTTGTATATATTTTTTTATTAATAATATCATTTTTAAGCATATCACAAATTAAAGAAACATTATCATCACTTCTAATAATAATATATTGAATATCTGGATGAGTAAAACCATCTTCATCAATATGATCAAGAACTATTGAGGTATTTAATACTCTATTATATTCTTTATTAATACTTTCTAATGTTTCATTAATAATAGTTTTTTCAGTTTTATTAAATGAAAAAACTATACTTTCCTTTTGCACTTGCATTAAAAAGAACTTAGTTCTTTGCATATGTGAAAATAATAGATTTAAATCTCTAGCCATTAAATTATTATTATTTTTCCATTCAAATGTATCCCAGTCATTAACATTTTTTAAATAACTTTCTAACCAAGCTTTTTGATCATTTAATTTAGCATGTTCAAGACCTAATGTTGTATTAGTCCATTCAATTGATTGTCTATTAGCACAAAAGTTATATAATTGTAAACTAGCACAATTGGTCATATCATTAAAATATTCTATCTTATCAAATAAAGTAAATATTTTATCTCTAAATGTTTTTTCACTATCTGCATGATGATCAATAAAAAATATCTTTTTAAATATACTTGAATAACCTTTATTAGGAGAATTTAAAAGAGTAGTAAATTTTTTAAAAGGATTTAATATATAATCTTCTAGATCTTTTCCTTTAAAGTTTAAATCAGTTATAAATAAATAATCATAAATTTTAGCACCATATTCATTATCAATATCAAAGAATTCTTTAATCTTATCATAATCATTATAACTAATAAAGTCATAATTAAAATTAATATTTTTTGTATTATAAAATTTTTTAAATACTAATCCACAACTAACTCCATCTAGATCATTATGAGTAAACACTTTAACTCTAATAGTTGATATATTAGAGATAGTTTCTATATCCCTCATATTCAAGTCCTCCTGTATTATATAAAGAATTTGAATCAGATCCATTGAAAAATGGTTTATCAAATAATTCAACCGAAGTAGGTTTATCAACAGCTCTGACTACATCTTCTATTTTTAGAATACAAGTTTGTTTCCTTATACCTAAATTAATAAATCCATTATTTTCAAAAAATCTAATTTTTGATTCTTCAGAAATATCTATTTCAGCCATATTAGCGGATAAACTAGTTTTAGCCATCTTTAATAAATCTTTAGCAAATCCTAAACCACTATATTGTGAACTAACATCAAATTTAGTAATAATATTATTACCATTTCTACTTTCTACTTCTACTTCTGCTATTTGATTATTAAAATTATCAAAAAATTTATAACCTTTAATTTTAATTCTATTAGACTTAGTAGTTCCACTATTATCATTATAATAACTATTATAAGATGATTCATAACTTCTTCTATTAAAATCCAATAATTGCATAGGTTTCATACATTCTTCAAAAGAAGAAATTTTATTAGCAGTTTTATTAAGAGAAAACTGTCTTCCAGCAGATAATTGTTTAGCTTTAACTCTTGCAATTCCATTTTTTGTCATACCACTATATTTACCTGAATTTGTTGATACTCTATTACTTGCTGATGGTGAAACTTCATATCCGCCTCTAGTTTTTGTTGGTCCGTTCACACCTGTAGATGTATGAACTGTTCTAACTCTTTTTATCTTAAACTTTGGACCTTCATTATATAATCTAAAACCAAAATCATTATACATTTTATAATCATCTCCCTTTTTTAAATATTAATAACCTAATGTTTTTTAATATAAACTTATTAATTATTATATTTTTTAAAATTAAATTTAATAATTAATATTATATTATTAGGTTTTTAAAGGAGGTAAATTAAATGAAATTAATGACTATGAAGCAATTTTTACAAAATCCTTCAGGAAGTTATTCTGCAAGTTTTGCAAGAAGAGACCTTATCATAGCTAATTTAGAAGATAGATTTTATAAATTATATAAAAAAAGAAAAAGTGATTTTAAAGTTAAAATCTTTAGAGGAACTAATAAAAATGATTATTTCTTTTATATTCAAGTTCCTAGTGAAAAATATGATAAAATTAATTATGATGTTGTTATACAATTTCTTCCAGTAGATATGAATTCTTTATCATCTACTACAATAGATAAGTATGCAATTAAAGTATTTAGTAATAGTTTGAATTTTACGTTTACATACTGCTACTGGTACAATCAAGATGATATAGTTGTAACACAGTTAAAAGATAAATTTTCTCCAAAAGCTCTTAAAGATAAACCTGTCGTTAAAAATAATGAAGGTATTTATGGATTTGAGAAATCTTGTTATTTTGCTATGTTATATATAAAATATAATGAATTAAATAAAAAAGTAAATATAAATAAAGCTTTAGATACTACAATGACTATTCAAAAATTAAAACCAACAATAAAAAGTGCTAATTCTAAAATTATTGAATATAACATGACTAAAAAAGCTAATGGTGATGAAAATAAGAAGAAAAAGCAAACATTAACTAATCAACCATTTAAGCTCTAAGGAGAAAATATTGAAAAAACTAAATTATGAAGATGTTAGAAATTATATTAATTCTACAGGAGAAACTTTAATCTCTAAAGAATATATCAATTATAATTTTAAATTAAATATTAAATGTAATAAATGTGGTAATATATACGGTATGAATTTAACTAATTTTAAAAAAGGAAAACGTTGTAATAAATGTGCTAAGAACTTAAGAATAAAAAAGATGAAACTAAATTATGAAGATGTTAAATCTTTTATAAACTCTACAGGAGAAACTTTAATCTCAACTGAATATAATAATTGTAAAGAAAAATTAAATATTAAATGTAATAAATGTGGTAATATTTATTCTATTAGATTTTGTAATTTTAAACAGGGTAATAGATGTAATAAATGTTCTATCAAAGAAAGAAATGATAATAATAAACTTCTTTATGAAGATGTTAGAAATTATATTAATTCCACAGGAGAAGAATTAATTTCTAAAGAATATAAAGGTTGTAAAACTTCTTTACAAGTTAAATGTAAAAAATGTAATAAAATTTATAAAGTTCGTTTTAATGATTTTAAACAAGGAAATAGATGTTCTTATTGTAAAGCTTCAAAAGGTGAAGAACGAATTAGAACATGGCTTGAAAATAATCATTATACTTTTGAAGAACAATATAAATTTGATGATTGTAAATATAAACGTTATTTGCCATTTGATTTTAAATTAGAAGATAAGAATGGTAAAATAATTTTAATAGAATATGATGGAATACAACATTATCAAGAATCTTTTTATGGTAATAATTTAAAAGAACAGAAAAAGAGAGATTCCATCAAAGACGATTATTGTAATTCACATGATAATATTGATTTATATAGAATTCCTTATACGGAATTTAATAACATAGATTCTATTCTTAAAGATATTTTTAATAAATATATATTATAAATATGTCTTTGAGGACAAAATATATTTTAAAAGTTTTTTATAGGAGGAAAACTAATGGCAACTAAAGGATTGACTAATGAGGAATTAATCGAAAAGTACGACCAACCATTAACTAAAAATGAGGAGGGCATGTATGAATTTGCTGTATATGACCAAGAGAGTCATTGTATTATCATTAAATTCGATAAGATATTTAATAGAGATAGTATAAAACAGCATAACATTTTCAAGATACAGCATAAAAGATATTATTCAGAAGGAACAGCTAATAGCTCAACTAAGCCAATGTTACCAACAATCTGTAATGATATTAATTATGTAATGAATCAAAATAATGATTCAATTAGATCTTATGCTTTATTTAGTACTAAAATAGCTCTTAAAGATAAGAAACCATATGAATTAGAAACGTTTAAAGAAGATGTTTACAAATTTATTGATGATATCAAAGTAGATATTGTAAATTACGTAGAAAGTAATTATGAACTTGATTTATCTGAAACTAATGAAAAGATTAATACAGATCTTCAAGTTACTGATGAAATGAATAAAATTTTCGTTGAATCAGCAGTAGCAATGAGAATTGTTATTCCAATTATTTGTGACTATACTTTAAATAATAAAATTGATGGAATATTCTATGATATTTTTAGAACTATAATGATTAAATTCACGCAGCTAAATGAAGAAAAGAATAATCCTTTAACAAAATTAAGATCAGTAGTTCGTTCAAGAGTTGAACAGACAAAATATGCTAATAAAAAGATTTGGAAGTTTATTAGTAATTATACTACTGATATGAAATTAATTTGTGAAGAATTTAATGTACAATTAATTGAAAGTATTATTCCAAAGTTAGATATTAATAGATCTGCGATTAAATATATTGACGTAGTCTTAAGAAAAAAGCTTGACTTTGCATTTACATTTAATTTTACGTTTGAGTTTAGACCATTAAGAAATCTTGAAAATGATGATGATACTGATGAAAGAGATAGACTTAATGAAACAATCTTCACAAATAGAAAGAATGAAGGACAATTAGTTCTTAATAAGTTAACTATTAAACAACATATCAGTCAGTATATTTATGATAATGATATTACTGATGATATTATTGATGAATTTAAAACTAATGTTCTTAAGAATAAGAATCTTAATAATATTCAAAATTATTTCTTATTCATAACATTTGGAAAGATCTTTGAAGTAAATGTTGCAACTGAAAAAGATCGTGTAATACTTCTTCATGAATTAATCCATGATTTAGAAGAAGATGGATTTATTGAACTTCCAAAGATTCTTAAATCAACAGTTGAAAATGAAATTGACATTAGAAACAAAGTTGGTGGAAAGAAGCTTAAGAGTCAAGATGGATTTTTAAAGATTATTAAAAAGTATGAAGATGTTGTAGATATTATTGATAATGATAATTTTATCATTAAGATGATTTCATTCAAAAATTATAGATATCTCGATGACGAAGATAATCAGATTATTATTAATCCTAATAATTATGAAAGAGAAGTAATTAGCTTTATTCTAGCACTTTAATTTTAATAAATATTCCTTAAGGTTTTATAAATAAAAACCTTAAGGAATAAATTTTTATATGGAGGTGAAAAAATGATAAATAATAATTATGATTTTACAGTATATGAATATTTAAAAAAGAATATTAAACTATGTTATTTAACTACTGATAAATCTGAAACTTATATAAGATGTCCTTATTGTGGTGATAGTACAAATCTTAATCATGCTCATTTATATATTAATAATCAACCACCATTTAAATACTTTTGTCAAAAATGTTCTGTAACAGGAATTGTTGATAATAAGTTCTTAAGAGATATTGATTTATATGATCCTGAAGTTATTAATTATGTAGTTCAAAGTAAAAATAATTATATTAAAAATCTTAATAAAAAATATGGTAATAACTTCTTAGAAATATTTAATAAAAATTTTGATGTATTACCAAACCAATATAATAAAAAAGAATTAGAAAAAATAAAATATATTAATAATAGACTAGGTATAAATATTAATGAAGAAAGTCTTATAGAAAAATATAAGATAATCTTAAATATTGAAGACTTCTTTAACAATAATAAACTTCAAATGAATCAATTCTATAAGAAAAATTTATCTAAGTTAGAAAATAATTATGTAGGATTCTTATTAAATGATAATAATATGATTTGCTTTAGAGATATTACTGGTAAACAAAATGAAAGATATATTAATAAAAAAATATATAGTGAGAATATATTGCAAAGTAGAAAATTCTATACTATAGGAAATGAAATAAATCTTTCAAGAGAAGTTTATAATATTTATTTAGCCGAAGGAATCTTTGACATATTAGGTATATTTAATCATTTATATGATTGTAAACAAAATGATAATGACTTATTTATATCATGTAATGGAAAATCTTATAACTTTGTATTAAAATATCTTCAAACATTAGGAATTCTTAATTGTAATATTAATATATTTTCTGATAAAGATGTTTCAAAGAAAAAGATAATTGAACTATTACATGGAAATTATCTTACAAAATTTAATGGTGTTACTTTATATTATAATAATATTGGAAAGGATTATGGTGTTACTAAATTGGAAATAGAATTATCCAATCCAATTGAAATTTAGGAGGAAATATAAATGATTGAAAATATAGAAAAAATTCTAAATGCTAAGAAAATCCGTTATGAATATATGGATAATTTATTTAGAAAATATAAGAGTGTATTAGCTGAAGGTTCTGTAATAAATATATTTATAGACTTAGCTTCTACAATCAAACAATTATATAACCCTGAAAGCATTAAAGGACTTTCAGGTATTGTAAATAAAAAGGATAAATATGCAATATCTTCTATATTATTGAATATGATTGGACATTATAGACATTACTTTGCAAGTAGACATAGATGTTATACTAATATAATATTCATGTATAATTCAAAGATTGATAATCAGATTAAAGATATTAATCCAGATTATAAAAAGACTTATTATGAAAAAAGATTCTTACTAGATAATCCAGTATTTAGTGATTTAAATCTATTATTAAAGGATAATTATAAGATGATGAAAACAATTATTGAATATCTACCAAATGTTTCTTTTGCAGATAGTTCATATTGTGATTATCGTAGTATATTTCCTTTTATGATTGAAAAAGAAGAATTTAAAAATAATCTAAATATTATATTAACTACAGATAAACAAATGTATCAGAATACTTTACTAGGAGAAACTATTATATTAGAACCTAGAGGAGATAAATCTCGCATTATTACTTCTAATTATATTATTAAGATTTTATTAGGTAAAAGTAAAACTATTGAAAAACATCCTGATTATTTAACAATTAATCCAGAAAATGTTATATTAATTGAAAGTCTTATATCCCATAAAGATTTAGATACAACTGGTATAAAGAACTTTAGTTATTTAAAAGCAGTAGCTTTTTTATGTAAAAATAATATTGATATTAATAAAATTATATTTAATATTGCTTCTATTAATGAATTATTTAAAGATATTTTAACTGAAGAAGAGTTAAATAAAGTTATTGAAAATTTTAAAATATATAATAACTTTTATTTAGCTTCAAAATATGAAAATGATTTAAATATTATGTATCCATCATTTATAAAGTCTATTAATGATTATTCAGAATTAAAGAAAGTTAATGAAACTTTATATTCTAAAAATCCATTAACATTAGATTTCTTCTTTGATGGGGAATAAAATTTTAAATTTTATAAATAATAATTAATTATTAATTTTCAAGGAGGAATCTATTATGATTATTAAAAGTGGTAAATTGTATCGACATTTTAAAGGCGGTATTTATAAGGTAGTCTGTGTTGGATACCATTCAGAAACTAATGAAAAGATGGTAGTTTATAAGGATATTGAATCTAATAAAGTTTGTATTAGACCTTATGACATGTTTACTTCTGATGTAGATAAGGAAAAGTATCCTAATGTAAAACAGAAGAAGAGATTTGAAAGAATCAAGAAAAGCCGTAAGCTAACAAAAAAATTCCGTGATCATTCTTGTTCTGATTTTGATATTTCGGAAAATTCTAATAAGAAATTTTATGAATCAGGAATTCAGGATGGTAAAAATCTCCTAAAGTGATTTAATAAAAATGACCCATAAGAGTCAAGAACTCTTATGGGTTATATATATAAAAACATTCTTAGGAGGAATAACTTATATAAATTAATGTTATTATAAAGGAGAAATATTATGATAATTAAGTATAAAATGATTGATACTGATATAAAGGACATTGAAAAGGTTATGAGTTATATTAATACAGATATTGATAATCTTTATCTAGTTCAGGGAGTTAAAGATAAAAGCTTAGAAACATATAAGGTTTTCTTAAAAGAAAATGATCTTGAATATTGTAGAAATTTCTCTGGATATTCATTTGTAAAATATAAAGGAGATAGTTACTTAGTAAGTAAAGACTTCTTAAATGATTTTCAAATAATTGACAGATTACTTAAAAGAAACTATGTGGGGTGAGAAACATGAACTATTCTAAAATTTATTATACAGATGTTATTAATGGAGATGGACTAAGAGTATCTCTATTCGTTAGTGGATGTACAATTCATTGTAAAGGTTGTTTTAATGAAGATGCTTGGGAGTTTAATTCTGGAAGAGTCTTTACAGATTTTGAAAAAGATTTAATTTTGGACCAAGTATTTAATACTAAAATTTATTACAGTGGAATTTCATTACTTGGTGGAGAACCATTAGATAATATTATAGGTTTATTACCATTAATGGAAGAATTTAGATTAAGAAATTTAACTGACAATAAGAATGTATGGATTTGGACTGGCTATACTTTAGAACAGATTGAAGAGAATCCTAATATGAAAAATTTCTTATTAAAATATTGTAATAAAGCAGTTATTGGACCTTTTATTGAAGAACAAAAGGATTTAAACCTAAAATTTAGAGGTAGTAAAAATCAAAAAGTTTATACTATTGATAAAGAAAATAAAACATTTTTAGCTGATAACAATTATTAAATTTATATTATATCAATGTATAAAAATAAATTATTTTGGAGGAATTTTATATAATGAGTAATATTATGAGAGATATTTATGTGACACACGGTGATAAGACAATTAAATTTGGTACATATCTTTTCAAAAGTGAAAGTTATGATGAAAATGTTAATAAGCTACTTTTAAGTAATCAGCTTTCTGTTGAAGGCTTTTTAAAATATATAGAGAATGAAGAAACTCAGAAGATTATTAAAACTAAAGTAGATCAAACTGGTAATTCAGCTTTATATGATAAATTAAAAGATGAAATTAAAACTAAAGTTATTAATTATTTTCATAAATATAGAAATAGAATCTTTAAAGAAAGTTATAGATACCAAAAAGTAAGATTTGAAAGAAATTTTCCTTTTGAGAAATATACTTACTATATTGATTATTGTCGTTATTATACTGAAAGATCTCTTCCAGAAAACTTTAAGATTTTAATTCCTGCTAATAGTTTTTATTACCTTAAAGTCACTGATGGAATTGTTAATAAAGTAATTCGTAAATATTCAAGTGATAGAAATAATTATAGAGAATATACTCCTCTAAGTGACAATCTTGAATATTTTAAAGTTGCTTATTAATTTAAATAAAGAGAATAGCTAAATAAATAGCTATTCTCTTTATTTTTTTTTTAGGCTTTAATAATAGATTCATCAAATTCATTATTATTCATATCTATTAATTTATTATAATTCTCTTTAATATCTTCTGAAATATAACCTTCATATTTATTTACAAAAGCATTTATATCTCCAAATATACTTTCTAATTTAATAAATATTTTTCCAGCATGAACTAATTCATGAGCAGTCTTTGATAATTTTACTAGACCAACTTGATTTAATTCATGAAGCTTTAATACTTCATAAGCAATATCTAAAGAAGTAAAATTTTCATTATTCATTAATCTTTTATTAATACAAATTTCTACAATATCATAAAGAGTAAAAGGATAATGATGAAATTCAAATGTAACTCCATCAATACTATCTGAAAGATTTCCAAATATAGCACAATTATGTATACCTATTTCATTATTTAAATGACCTATATAGGTTTTATATTCATTAGACATTCTTATTTGTCTTTCAATATTCTTTATAAACATTTTCATTTCTTTACTATCAGACCATTGATTAAAATAAAAACTTCCAATAATATTTTTACTATCACCTTTTCTGGCAATTACTACATCATTATCTTTATTCATAGAAATTATATTATTAACCTCATTAGGTTTATTAATCTGTTTCATTTTGTATGCTCCTTTATATAAAATTAAGAGAATGACTAATAATTTAGTCATTCTCCTTTTTTAGAATCTATACTTAAAATAATTATCCATATTACTAACCACAGAATTCTTTAAGAATAATTTAAGAGTTTCATTACCTTCTTTAATTGAAAGTAATTTATTAGCTCTATCTACTTCTACATTTGAATAATCTTCATTAATATTAAAATTAAGAGATTCACAAATAGCATTAATTCTTCTATCTTCCTTAGTTACATATTCTGCTAAATCAGCCATATTAAAATTAATAAGACCTTCATTAAGCACATTATTATCATATGACTCAGAAATAGTTCTAGTCATATAAGCTTTATCATGTGATGGAATAGTTCATTACCATCATTATTCTTCACATAAGTTCGTTAATCTTATGCAGTTCTCTTATGAACTTCTCTAGTTTTATTTATATCTAGAGTTGAGACTATATCTTCATAGAAAATATTTCTATGCTCCCCATTTCGATTTAATCAGGAATTACTGAATTATTACTTCATACCTGAACCACTTGGCTCTACTCTACTCTCTTCTTCAATTATTCTTTAAGAATAATTTATGATTTCGATAGTCGTTGAACGTTACAAAAAAAAACTTCTTATAAAAAGAAGCTTTTTTGTCTTCGCTGCTGATTATCCTTATATAAAGGAGTTTCCAGCAATTAAAGGAGTTTATACTGAGCAACATTATTCTTCGATTATTTCATAATTTTCATTTAAATATTTGTCTAAATTTTTAATATAATCTTCATCGTAGGAAAGTCTTAAAAGATCTTTATTATTTTCTTTACACCAATCATTTTTCATTTTATCATGTTTTTGAGTTAAAGATAATTTATTTTCATCTTTATACCAACCAGCTTCAAAATGTTGTTTTCCATCATATTCAATAAGTAAATCATATTCAGTTAAGTAAAAATCAAATCTTAATAAATATTTATCTTTACAAGTAGAAAAAGTTTTTTCTTGAATATAATTTATATAATTATTTTCTAAATATTCTTTTATTTCCTTAACCGCTTTAGATTCTGAATTATGTAAATTACAACAAGGACATCTATTTCCTCCTAAGAAGTGAGTTGGTGTCATTTCAAATATATAATGATTACAATTATTACTATTATGTTGAAATTTTATTTTAGAGCTATTATTAATATAATCACTTATTACTATATATTCATCTTTAACTAAATCATATACTTCTTTTTTAAACTTTTCAGTAGTTTTTAAGTGTGTTCCAAAACAATAAGGACATCTTCTACCACTTGAAAATGATTTTGGCTCTACATAATAAATATTATTACATTTTTTATGACGTAATTTTACTTTAGTCTTACAATTAATATAATTACTTAATAATTCATAATCATCACCAATTTCTTTACTAAATGAATCAGTAGTTTTCTTTTTAAGCTTAGAACAATTAGGACATCTATGATTTTGATGTAAAAATTTAAAAGGTTTCATTTCAAATTCAGTATTACATTTATTATGTTTCATTTTAATTTTATCATTAGTTGTTTTATATTCACCTAATACTTCATATTCATTTCCTACTAAATTATATATTTCTTTTTTAAATCCTTCAGTAGTTTTCTTAGGTGTTCCAAAACAATAAGGACATCTTCTACCTCTTAAAAAATCATTAGGTCTAGTTTCAAATTCAGTATTACATTTATTATGTTTCATTTTAATCTTAATTTTATTACTAACATATTCACCTAATACTTCATATTCATTTCCTACTAAATTATATATTTCTTTTACAAATTCTTTTTGTGTTTTTCTTTGTTGACAATAAGCCATATTAAACACTTCCTTTCACGAATATAATATATACGTAAAAGTTTAAACTAAAATTATTTTTTTAACCATCGATAATAACTTCATACCCAGTCATATGCCACAATCATTAATGGTCCATATACACGGTTATATTGTCCTTCTTGCTTAATAACATTTCCAAGTGCTCTCATAGAAAATGAAACACGAGAGCCTTGTCTAATCAATCCTCTCATGTCATAGCCTGTAGCTGTTTGTGCAGTTTCTACAATACCTTTTAAGAGGTTTCCTTCCCAACTAAGAGAAGTTACAATATGACTAATATTTGTTTGATCTATATAAGACTGGCGGTGAATATCACTACTGAGCGGATGCCCTGCTTCGCCGAAAAAACATTTATTAGCAATTTTTTCTTTTACAGTTGGATTATTTAAAGCATCAGATAAAACATCTTTACCATAAATACGTTTATTTCTATTTGGAGCATCAGCTTCTTGAAGTATTGCTTCAAATGTAATTGATTTATTATCATCTGCTAAAATAGAAGGTGTAGAAGAATTAAATTCTTCACAAACAATAAATCCTTCACTATTATTCATTATTTATCAATCCTTTCATTAATAAAATATAATACACTGTTTCTTTATATAATATTTTAATGCAAAAAAAAAATAAAGTCATAAGGAAGAGATTTACTCTTCCTTATGACCATTTAAATTAAATATGATTATTATAATAAATTACAAACACTAAGAACTTCTGTTTTATTAGGATAATAACAATTTTTAATTCTTTCAAAGAATTTAATAATATTATAATCCTTATCATCTAATATTACAGCATTACCACTATCTTTTTCAATAAAATTGAATTGATATGTATTATTATTAGAATCATATGAAATAGATAAATTAGTATAAAATGTTAATGTTGTTTGACCTAAACCATCTGGTCTAATAATATCATCTGGTGTTAATGGTCTATTTTTTAAATCTTTTTTCTTAATATCAGAATATTCTTTACTGTAAACAGGAGCAGGAACTAATAAATCAAAATGATAATTATATACTAAATCAAGTATACCATTATTCATATCTAATTTAGAACGATTATAACTACCTCCAATAATTTTTCCAATAAACTGTTCCTTAGTTGAAAAAGCATATTTACCAAAATAAACTTGTCTAATATTAAGATCAAAAACTGCTAGTTTTAAAGCAATTTCATTAATAGTTTTTTGTACTTCAATAGGATTGGTATTAATTTTTTCTTTTTCAAAAATATTAATAATCATCTTTTTATAATTACTATAATTACTAATTTCTGGATTCTTAATAGAAGCATGATAAAACATTTTTCCATTAAAATTCTTTAAATCAAGATTAATACTTTCTTCTAGTTTTTCTTTATTATTTAAAGCTTTAGAAGAATCTTTTAAGTAATTTTCATATTCCTTAAAAAGTAAAAAACCATCCGTACAAATTGAATTTCTTGTCATTGACATAAAAATAATCTCCTTTATAATAAAAATAATTTGATAAATTTAATAAATATTTATCACAACTATAATATATACTTAAAAACTTTTTATTATAAGAAATAATAAAAGAGGTGATAACTTTGGATTATAAAACATTTTTAAATGAATCATGTAAAGATATTCAAACAGCAAGAAAATTTGTTTCTGAAGTTGGAAAATTAGCTAAAAAATATGATGCTAATTATTTTATAGTAACTGATGGAGCTTCTGGAATTAATAATAGTGGAAATCCAGCTGTTAAAAATGCTAGAGAATGTCATATAAAATGGGAAAAAGAAAATGGTGGAGATCCTTATGAAGATTGGGGAAAAAATGAATCATATGATGAATTATATAATGAAACATTAGAAACTTCTGTAACAAGACCTTTTCTTTCTAAAGATGTAACACTTTATCATGGTTCTAAGATAAAATATAAAAATGACGTAATAGATCCTAGATTTGGTGCTATTAATATTGGCACTAAATTATCGAGTCCTAGATATTCTTCTTGGTGGACGACAGATAAAATTTTCCCATTATTCAGTTCAGCACAAACAGTATTAAGAAAATTATTATGTAAATATATAGATAATAAAGAAGATTTTGAAAAAGCTTATGTTCTTGATTTTAAAAATAGAAAATTTTATATTAATCAAAAATATAAAGATTTAATTGATTGGAATTTTTCTAGTGAAAATTATCTATATCAAGTTACTGTTCCAAGAAGAATTGTTGGAAGAGGACATAATATAGAAATTGATGAATATACTTTAGATCAGCCAATTAAAGCTGATAAAGTTAAATTAATTAAATTAAAAGATTTAAAACCTTTTATAGAATTTAAAGATGAATCTTTTATTATATTAAAAATTAAAGAATTTGAAAGTAGTCATGCTACTTATAAGCCAACAGTTATGGATAAAATGATTTATTATAGTAATGATGAAATGAGAAAAATTAGAAAAGATTATAGAAAGAAATTTGGTTATTTAACTGATGGAGAATTTAAATATTAAAAAAATCGTATATAGGATATACCTATATACGATTTATATTTTATTTTAAAATAAACTTAGATATCATAACCGTTATCTAAATAAGCCATATAATAGCCTTCTAAATAAGCTTCAGTTTCATCGTCATCATCATAATAATCATCTTCATAATCATAATCATCATAATCTTCATCATAATAATCATAATCATCATAATCTTCATCATAATAATCATAATCATCATAACCCATATCTTCTAAAGCTGCATAGAAACCTTCAAGATAAGCTTCTTTAAGTGCTGGTTCTTTACTTGATACTTCCTTAAATTTTGCACAATTCTTTCTATAAGATGAACCACTTATTTTATTAGCTCCAATAGTTCCACCTGCAGCAACAGCACCAGTAACAGCAGCACCAGCAGCAGCAACAGCTAATTTATTATATTTTTTAGCTAAAGCTGCATACTTTGCTTTTTCTTCCTTATTCTTTGTCTGTTCTGCTAATTTCTTATACTTATTTGCCTGTTGTTTAAGCATAGCTGCACTTGTTGCACCTGCAGTTGCAGCAGTAACTCCGCTACCTACAGTAATTTTTCCTGCTTTACTACCAGTAGCTTTCCACACTGCTTTAGCTCTATTTTTTTTCTTTGCAATTTTGCCACCTTCAATTGCCACCTCATCATAAGTTGGTTGATCTGCGGCTTCAGCTAAAACCATATCTAAATAATTCATATTATTACCTACTTTCTTTTTAAATTAAAATTAATAAATATTTGTTAATATTCTAAATATTCTATTTCTTCAAGAGCATCATAATATCCTTCTAAAAAATCTTCTGTAAGCTTAGTTTTAGCAGCAGAAGGACAATTTTTTTTAGCAATTTTAGCTTGTTTAATAGCTCTATTATTAATTCTTTTAGCATCGATATAAGGTGTATATTCTGTTGATGCTCTAGCTGCTGTAATTGCTCCAGCACCTAATGCTAAATGCTTATATTTTTTTGCCATAGCTTCATACTTTTTTCTTTCATTTTCATTTTTTGCTTGTTTTGCTAATTTCTTATATTCTCTATATTTTACAGCTGCTAAAGCAGTGGCTGTTCCACTAATAGCAGATTTATTAGCAACTCTAGAAAGTCTTCTGGCTCTATCGTTATTAAAAGTTTCTTTATTTATTTCATTAGAGAATTTTGCCACTTTTCCTAAAGCAATTTTTTGTTCATATTTTTTCTTAATTGGATCATTCGTTTTAAGAGCATAATTTTTTGAACTTTCATTTAAATTATATAATTCTAAATAATTCATATTAATCACTACCTTCTTTTTTATTAATATTCTAAATATTCTATTTCTTCAAGAGCATCATAATAACCTTTCAAATAAGATTCTTCTAAAGGAACTACATTACCAGCATCAGTACGATATGTTAATTTTCTTTGTAAATCTGAATATTGTTTTCTACTTTTTCTAGTAGCACCATTAATACCTTTATCTACAGCATGACTACCAATAGCAACTCCTGCACCAGCAACACTTGATATTTTTAAGGCTCTAATTCTTTTTTCATATTTTTTTACTAAAGCTTCATATTTTGCTTTTTCTTTCTTATTTTTTGTTTCTGATGCTAATTTTTTATATTTGTTATATTCTCTTTTTGCAGTAACAAGATCAATAGCACTAATTGCAGCTAAACTGCCACCAAAAATTTTGCCAGGCTTTGAATACATTTTTTGTTTGTCATTTAATTTTTCAAGTTTAATATTTTTACGACCAACTTTATGAAATTCATCAAATTCTTTTTTATTTTTTTCTCTAAATTCTTTATAACTCATTATAATAAAATTCTCCTTTCGTTATAATTATTATTTATATCTATTTGTTTTTTTGTCAACATACACTTATACATTTTATAAAAAGAGGTGAATAAAATGTCAGAATTATCTAATAAACAAAGAAATTCTTTAAATAAAAATACATTTGGAATTCCTTCTTTAAGAAAATATCCATTAAATGATAAAGATCATGTACAAAAAGCAATACAGATGTTTCATCATTGTCCTATAGAATATAAAAGAGAATTAGCTCATAATATTAATAAAAATGCTAAAAAATATAATATTACTATTTCTCAAAATTCTCCTATTTATAATTATTTAAATGAAAGTGAACAAGTTGAAATAGATTTAATGAATGATATTTATTTATTAGAAGAAGATTTATATTATAATGAAGCTTTTGGAATGAATGAAGATGAAGCTAGAGGTACAGTAGACACTGCAATGCAATTATGGAAAAAGAGAAAAAAATTTGTACAAAATAATAAAGATAAACAAAGATTAGTTACTGATATTAGAAACGAAAAACTATCTTTAAGTTCTTTACAAACTAGAAATGATTATTTATCTATTATACAAAGAGCAAAATCTACTGTAAATACTATGAGTAAAAAATTATCCACTGGAGAGTATCAAGATGCTAAAACAATCAAAGGAAAAGGATATAATGCTGGTGTAAATGGCGCAGCTAAAACTGTTGGAAAATTAGCAGGTACAGTGGCAGCAGGTGTAGCAGTCGGTGCAGTTGCTGGAGGAGCTTTAGGTAAAAGATCTGCTAATAATAAAGGTAATGGTAGAGTTGTAAGTACTATGAAAAAAACTACAGGAGCGGTTGCAGGAGCTGTAGCTCTAGGAACTGTTGGTTCAATGGTTGGTAAAGGAATGGTTGTTTCAGATAATTTTAAGAAAAATAATACTAGACATAGAGATGATCCAGTTAGAAAACAAGCAGATCGTTATATTAATTTTGTAAATGATTTTTATAGTGAAATAATTGATATGATTCCTAGCTCACAACAACAAAATAATGAGGGAGAAGGTGAACAATAATGGGTAAATTTATACAAGAAGATTCTATAGAAAAAAAGGTTCTTTCTAATTATTTTGATAATTATTTAGATACTACTGAAAGATATTCTAAATGGTTACAAGGTTCTCCAACATTTGTAACGTATTATTCAATTAATTTAGAAAGTTCTACACAAGATCAAGGTCTTAATAATGTAATGGAAATAGTAGGTGGAGAATCACCTATTAAATATAATAAAATTGAAGATTTTCCAATATATCTTGAAGGAGAAATGAATTTCTCAACTAATCTAGAAGAAGATGCTGGTTTTGATAGTGAATCAGAAGGTTCTGCAATAATTCTTCCAGGAACTATAATACCTCAAAATGATGATTTAATAGTATTTAATATATTAGAGAAAAATTATATTTATAGAGTTGCTAATGTAGAATTTTCAAATACAAGTATTAGAAAATTTTATAAAATTAGTTTCTTTGTGTCTCCTTTTGATATTGAAACATTGGAAAGTAGACAAGTTAAAGATGAATATAGTGTTATATATAATAATATAGGAACTGAAAATGATCCAGTAATATCTAAAAAAGAATTTACATTTTTAGATGATATCGATAAGATTATTGATTATCTTTCAGAAAGATATATAAGATTTTATTATGATAAGAAAACAAATTCTTTTATATATAATCTTGATAAAATGAATATGACTATTCATGATTTTTATAAAGATAATGGCATATATGACCCTAAATTAGCTTTATTTATAAAAAGAAATAATTTATTTATTAATAAAAAAACATTCTTAAAAAATATTTATGTTGAATGTTTATTACAGAATAGAGATTTAGATTATGAAAATTCTATTTATTCATTATTTGAAACTTTAGATTTAGATGAATTTAAATATCCTTATTATTATTTTATTAATATTAATGAATCAGTATTTATGTTAGTTCAAGACAAATTCCATGAAGTTGTTCATAATCCTGTTGATATTTATAATAAAGGTAATAAATTATTAAATGATAAGTTTAAATCTGGAAAATTTACTTCTATTGATTTAACTAAATATACTAAGGATATTAAATTATTAATTGATGATCTTCCTATCAATGAAAAGATAATGATTATTTATTTACGTTGTAGGATATATGAAGAACAAAATAATATAACGGATTACTTAGAAGATATAGTTAATTTAGCTAAAGATGTTAAAGTGGATAAAAATTTCTATACCTATATACAAATCCCTTGTATAATTTATATTTTAAAAGAAATTAAAAATATTATTATGCATAGTACAAACTATATTAAATAAAGAAAGGGTTGAATGTTATGTTTAATTCATTAAGAGATGAACTTGATAAAATTTCATTAATGGAAAGTGATGATTTAGAATATTATAATGATTACACTGTTGATGGAGATGAAGGAGCAGCTGATGATGAGCTTTATGATGATCTCGAAGAAGGCGAAGAGGAAGAAGACTTCGATGATTTAGATGATGGTGAAGCAATCAATGAAGCAATTGATATGATTATAAACGAAATGCTTGTAAACGAATCTTATGATGATTATGAGTCTGATGATTATGACTATGATTATGATGATTATGATTATTATAATGAATCTGATGACGAAGATGATGACTTTGATGATACAGAATTCGATGACGATTATGATTCCGATGAATTTGAAGATGATGATGACGAAGTAGATATGGACTATGGTGTTGTTGGTGATGGAAAGTCTGTTAAGGGTGAACCTGATGATGATGCATATGATGAAGTAGATATTGGTGGAGTTACAAATTCTATTCATGGAGATGTTGATTTAAAGGAAGATATCGATGATGACGAAGATGATGACTTAGATGAATTATTAGAAGCTATTTGTGGTGATGAATGTTCTAATGCAATTCGTGCTAATGCTCATGATATTTATGGTGACAGTGCAGATATGCCTGATGATGATGTTCCTCCTGCTCCACAGTATTCAAAGTTATATGCTAGAAATAAGATTGGTGGAGTTTATGATAATTATGGTAGAGATGATTATAATACTTTTGGTAAGAATTGTTTTAGCCGTGATGTTATGAATTCTATGACAGTTGATGATGATGCATATGATGAAGAAGGTAATGATTACGATCTTTATGCTTCTGCAGGTAATATTTATGATGATGATGAAAATGAAGAATACTATGGCATCAGAAATAAAGTTCAGACTAAAAACCTATTTGGTAGACATAATATAGATAATATTAATTATGCACAATTAGGTGATCGTTTTAGTGGTACAGGTGATGCTTTAGACGAAAGCATTGCTACTTTCTTAAGTTCATTAGATTAATTTAAAATTATAAGAAAGGAGTAAATTTTAAATGAAAGTATGTATATTAGATGAAGGATTTATTCCAGGTTTAGGTAGAGGACCTTTTAAAACTCCTATTGAAATTAGTGAAGATAAATATGCTTTATATAAAAGAATGGGTTTACAAATTATTAATGCTACAAAGACAGTACCTATCGCTGAAAGCGGTGTAATTAATAAGTTTCCTAAAAAGAAAACTGAAATTAATATTCCAAAGGTAGAAGAAAAGTTAGTAGAAGAAGAAGTTAAGGAAGTAATTCCTGAAACTACTATTGAACCTACTATTGCTGAAGAAGTAGTAGAAGAAACTGCTACAGAAGAACCAGTGGTAGAAGAAGTTAAGGAAGTAATTCCTGAAACTACTGTTGAACCTACTATTGCTGAAGAAGTAGTAGAAGAAACTGCTACAGAAGAACCAGTAGTGGAAGAGACTGAAGAAGTTGTAGATCTTAATAATTTAACTAAGAAAGAACTTATTGATCTTTTAACTGAAGCAGATATCAAGTGTAATAATACTATGACTAAGAGTCAATTAATTGAATTAGCAGAAGCTAATCTATAAAAAAAAATAAGCCTTAACACTATTATAGTGTTAAGGCTTTTTAATTTACTTTTTAAAATTATAATATTTGATCATCAAATTTTTTTCTTTAGCTTTTTCTAAATATTCTTTAGAAAATGGTGTATTATATCCAGTCATTGGAATAACTACTAAAGCATTATCTATATTATTTGAATGATCTATGTAGTCATATATATTACTAAGTTCATCATCAATTATTAAAGATACTTTTTCAATATCTTTAATAGATTCAGATTTAGTTTCAGTCATACCAGTAAATATAATTTCTACATCTTTAATAATAGGCAAAAATAATTTTTTAATACAATCCTTTTTAGCATTCATAAATTCTTCAAAAGTTCTTGTAACAATGTATATCTTGTTAAATTTAAAATGATTATAATTAAACATGTCAATTAAAGCATTTACTAAAGGTGTTTGCATTACATATTGGTAAAAGGTTTTTTCACGGAAGTAAGCTTCCATGATAAAACCTCTAGCCACTAAATAATCTTCATTTGATAAATCTTTTCTACAAAGCCAATCGCCAAAGTTATAAGTTGGTCTAGTGAGAGGATAATAGAAATCTTTATCATAACTATAATTCTTTGGAATTAAATTCATATTGATATATGGTTCAAATACTTTAATATTCTTTACAATACAATTAAACCAATAATTAGTTGTAAAGGTTAGTACATCATCCATATCAATTACCATTGAGCCAGGCTCTATTTTACCTAATTTTTCCATTTAATTTTCTCCTTTTTAAATCTTAATTATATTTGTAGGAATTAAGTTATCATTTATTTTAGGTGTTTGAATATTAAGACAATCAAGAATAATAACTCCAGAATTAAGATGATCAAATACCATATTATCAATATTTAAGAATGGTCTAATAAATACTGGAATTTCAGTTACAGTTTTAGGAATACTAATTACATTAATAATTCCATCTTTAACTAATAACTTTTTACTATTATTATCTTTGTCTTTATAACTTAAATCAAAAGCTTCACTTATTCTATTTAAGAATACTTCCAATTCTTCATCATCAATAGTAATATCATTCTTAATTGCGTAATCTAAAATAGTTTCTCTTATTAAATCATAATCTTCTTCAATAATTACTTTAACTACATTAACATTAGTTGGAAGAGTTATTTCATCTTCAGGGAATAAAGTATTCCAAGTTAAAACACCTCTTACTTGCATAACATTAGCTGGAATAGCATAACTTCCGATTTCGTTAGCTCTTGAAGGTAAAGTAAAAGTAATTTCTCCTTTATTGAAAGAATTCTTAATAACATCAATTAGATTAAAATACTTTCTAATGATATTACTATAGTTAATTTCTTTAGCAAGAATAATATCATCTTTAAGAATATTAGTAAAATATTCACTAACAAATTTATTTGTGTTAGATTTCTTAATAGCTAATCCTTTAAGATCAATTTTCTGCTTTTTAATAAGTCTTCCTTCTTGCATTAATACTGAAGAAGCATAGCTCTTTTTATTCTTAGTTAAAAGTAATCTTGAAAGCATAAATTCATTTTTCATATTAATTAAAGGTCTATACTTTTCTTCAACATTATGAAGTTCACCAAATCTTAAATAAGCTTCGTTAATTACCTTAGTAATTAAATAAGTGATACAGTTAATTGAGCTAATAATCATTTCATTACTATCATCAACTTTGTCAATAGAATTCTTAAAATATTCATATGCAGGTTTAAGATATAAGAAATTTGAATCTGTATCAACAGTAAGAACAGATTTTCTCTTACCTTTTTTGCAATAATTATATTTATTAATATCTATATGATTATAGAAAACCCAATCTTTAACATAGAACCAAATATCTTCAAGAATTTCTTTATTTTCTTCTGAAGGATTATTAGGATCTAAGAAAGGTTCTTCATTATTAAATATATCTTCAAAGTTTTTAATTAATTCTGAGTCAGTTAAAAATTCATAAAGATTATTTTTATAATAAACTTTATTGATTTCTTCTTGAGACAAATTATCAATATAATTCATTATAGCTTCATTATCTCTTAAGTCTAATTGAATTTTATATAATTCATCTCTGTCATAAAAATGATCATTAAACCAGTCAATTAAACAATCTTTAGAAATTCCTTCAAATTCTATTTCTGATTCATATTCTTCATTAAGAATATTTTCAATATAAGTTACAACATCACTCGGATCATATAAATGAAAATTATTCCTTAAGAACTTTTCAAATGTATCAATCGCTGTCATAATTATTTCTTCACCACTTGAAGTAACTGACTCACCACAATCTAAGTCTCTAAAGATACTTCCATTAGCAGTTAACACACCATAATATGAATTCATTACGCTAGCTTTATATGTCTGCTGAATAGCATCATATCTTTTCATAATGGTCGGATCTTCATCATTGATATGCTCAAACTTTTTAGCTTTAGCAGCTTTTCTTCTTTTACCAGTAGCATCCAACATTTTACTTTCCAAAGCTTCTTTAACAGAATGTTGAATATAAGTTGTTCCATATTTTGTGATTACTGGTTTTGCTTTATCAAGAGATCTTTCTAAAGCATTGATTGATGGATATTTGTCATCATTGATTTGATCAAAATATTTAACTTGAACTGTGATATTATCATCCTGATAATCTCTTTCATCAATAATATCTTCAAGTTTACTTTCAATTTCTTCTTCACTTTTATCTGGAAAAGATCTCTTAAGAAATTGAATCATTTTTGATTTATAGTCTTCTAATTTTTTACTAAGCATTTAATTATTCCTCCTTTTATATAAATGCATAAATATAATATATAAATATACTTTTTTGTTATTTTTGAATTTAAATAGATGGGAAATTAACAATAATTTATTATATTTATAATAAAATATATTTTATTACGAAGGGAGCTATTAAAATGTCTCAATTTTTTGATAACTATAATGCAGATAGTGTAATTGAATACATGAACGAATCTTTTGACATCATTTATCAGAATGCACATGCAGGAGAAAATGCTGCGCTTAATGAAGCTAACGTAATTAAGTTAGATAATCAGACTATGAAGAAGAAGATGATTCGTAGAGCTGAATTAGCAGCTGCAAAGTCAGCAGACGATCCTTTATATCATAAGTATGTTAAGCATAGTAAGCTTAGAAAGCAGTATAGAAGACAGATTCATGATAAATATAATTCTAAGGCTAATATCATCTACAAGCAGTGGGTAGCAGCTAACAGAGGTTAATAATTGAAAGTGTTATAACGATTTTTCGTTATAACACTTTTTTTATTTATAATTTTAATTTATTATTTTAAAATATATATTATAAAAATGTAAATATTTAAATTTTAATTATAATTTAAATATTTAATTATTAACTATAAATAGGAGGAAGCTAAAATTATGATTAGCAAAAATTTAAAAATTAATGTAAATGATCTATTTAATGATCCAGATGAAAGTAAGTATGAAGAATTAATGAATGAAATTTCAACTTATATTACAGAGGATATTGAAAGAAGACATGAAACTTGTTTGGTATCATTTATGGGAGAAAAATTAAAAGAACTACCTTTGGGACAGACTTTAACTTATCTAATAATTCTTGAACCATTTTATGTTTATAGTGAAGATATTAATGTTGATGTTATTCCAGATGTAAGTAATATTAATGAAATTGAAAAGTATTATGATTGGTGTATTGATTATTTTGGTATTCAATTAGGTAATACTGATATTGGTGAAGTTCTAGTAGATATTATTGATAGACTTAACCAAATTACTTGTGATATGACACAAAGTTTTGGACCAACATTTGATTTACACACATTTATTAAAATTGCTGAAAGAAATAAAAGATTTGCAGAGATTTTGTATGAACCAGATAAGTTTGTTAAAGAAAATGAAGGTAATCTAACTGCTGAAGAAATTGTAAATCATACTCATGATATTATTGATGAAGTTCAAGAATGTATCATTAATGATCCAGATAATAATTTTAAGAACTTTATTACTTCTGGAGCAGGAATTAACTCAAAACAGCTTGGACAGGTTCTTGGTTATATTGGTCTTAAGCCAGATCTTAAAGAGAAAATTATTCCAAGATCAATTGATACAAATTTCTGTATGGGATTAAGAAATATTACTGATTATTATATAAATGCAGTAGGTTGTCTTAAAGCTCTTATCACTGTTAAAATTCAAACTAAGAATTCTGGTTATCTTACTAGAAAGCTTCAGATACTTCTTAATGATGAATATATTTCTGATGTAGATGATTGTGGTACAAAACACTTACTACCTTTTACAGTAGAAAGTAAAGCACATCTAAATCATATAAATAATCTTTATTATTCTAAGAAGTCTAACGGAACAAAACTTTCTAAAATTAATAGTGATAAAAATAAAGATCTTATTGGTCAGACAATTTATTTAAGAACTCCTATTACTTGTGCTTGTAATAATGGTATTTGTAAAAAGTGTTATGGAGATATGTATAAGATTAATCAGAATATGAATGTTGGTTTAATTGCTGCATTAACTATTACTAATATGATTACTCAAACAAATCTTTCAGTAAAGCATCTTCTTCAGGCTGTTGTATTGAATAATCTTCATCCAGATCTTCTTAAATATTTTAATATTGAAATTGATAAGCTAAGTATTAAAGATGAATATCTTGATAAGATTAGTTTAGCATTTAATAGAGATATTAGTTGTGATAATCCTAATGGTGAATATGAAGTAAGAACTATTACTGTAATAGATGGTGATGAAATAATTGATATTGAAAATCAAATTCTATTTAATGTTAATCCAGAGATTAATGAACTAATTACTTCAGATGTTAATAAAGATTTAGATAAATATGTAGTTAAAGGTAAAAAGCTAAAAGACTTTGATTATATTTTTAATTATTCAGTTGAAAATAATTCATTATCTGGTCCTATGCTTAAGTTAAAAGAAATTATTGAAAAGAATGAGTTTATTAAATCTCATGATGCATTTGAATTGTTTAATAAGATTGTAGAAATTCTTATTGAAAGTAAAAGTAAAACTGATTATATTCATATTGGTGTTCTAATTAAGAATCTAATGAAAGTAGAAGGAAATAGAGAATCATTTACTAATAAGGAATTTCCTGAATATACACTTTATTCTGTTCCTGATGCTATTCATTATTGTTCAAATAGTATTTCTAAGCCATTGCTATTTGAGAGAATCAAGGATCAGTTGTTACTTGATAAATACGGTACATTAGATAAGAGAGGTTACTCTAACTACGATGTACTATTGAAGTAATTTTAAAGAGGTCGAAAGAGGGAATAATCCTTCTTTCGACTTAAAATTTAAATTTAAATCTAACAAATTTATATTTAAATTTATAAAATTCGGAGGTTAAATATGGTTGAAATAAGTGAACGTAAAATTACTTTATTTCCTACTAGAATAGTTATTGAACCTTATGAAGAAAGAAATTCTAAGATTGAAAACTCTTTTAGTGTTTGGAATGAAGTTACACATTCATATGATTTTCAAGCCTTCATAAAAGATGAAATAAATAATAGATTAATTATTCCAACAAGTTACACAAAAAACGAATTAAAATTAATGTACCCAACATATCAAATTGTAGATAGACGTAATATTTGTGAAAGCTATATGAATGCAAACAGACGTGTTGACAGAATTAATATGAAATATGATTTTAAGAATGATCTTCAAAAAAAGGCTTTAGACTTTTTGAATAAAAAAGAAAATATTAGACATCTATATAGACCTATGCAAAGATACTTATGTTTGAAAACAGGTGATGGTAAAACATATTGTGCGGTTAGATATATAGTTGATAATTGTGATAGACCTATTATTTTTGTTGATCAAGATTCATTAGGGCAGCAATGGAAAGAAAGAATATTAGAATATACAGATACTAAAGAAGAAGAAATTTATTATATTTCTGGAACTCCATCTATTAATAAATTAATGGAAAAAGATGATAGTGATATTCTAAAGATTAAATTCTTTATTTGTTGTTATAGAACATTGACTAATAATATTAAAAATACAAATAATTCAAATTTAATTAGTTCTTTGTTTAATAAAATAAAAATTACATTAAAAATATTTGATGAAGCTCATATTGAATACAGATCTATTTTTAAAATAGATATGATTTCAAATATAAGAAGTATTTATCTTTCTGCAACGCCTAAGAGAAGTGATCCAAAGGAAGATAAAGTATATCAAAAAATATTTTATAATGTTAAAAAGTTCTTTTCAGATTCAGTAGAAAAAGAAGAGAATTATCACAATATTATTTTATATAATTGGAATTCAAAACCATCATTAACAGATCAAACAAAATGTTCTACTAAATATGGTTTTTCAATGGCTAGATATTGTTCTTATCTTGAAGAAAATAAATATGACCAGTTTGAAGAATTCTTATATGAAATAATTTTTAAAACAGTTTTAGCTAATAGAAAGAAAAAGAAAATGGCTATATTATTTGGAACTCTATCACTTCTTGATAAGTTTTATAATAATCTAGTAAAATATGTAAGTGATCAAGGATATAAATTAACAGTAAATAAATTTACAGGTAATACTGATAAAAAAGAAAAATTAGATATTCTTGAGACAACTGATATAATACTTACTACAGATAAATCATTTAGTAAAGGAATGGATGTAAAGAATCTTCAAGTATTAATCAATACAGTTCCTTTTTCATCTGATACTAAATTAATTCAGGTAGTTGGTAGATTAAGAAAAATTCCAGATAAAGAGGTTATTTTTATTGATGTTAATGATTTTGGTTTTGACGCTATTAAATGGCAAACAAACTCTAAGAAAAAAGTTTATGAAGTTTTAGCCAAGAATCTTTTTATAAAAAATAAATAAACATATATTATAAATGTGAAAAGGAGGAAATTATGGCTAATTTAGAAGTTAATTATTACGATAAAGATATTATTAATAAATATCTAGATTGGTATAAACAAGAAAACAATAAAAAGGAGGAAACTGTAATGACAAAATCAGAAACCGTTAATAGCTTTTTAGAATTAAGTAAAAAAATGAGCTTTATGCTCGATCAGTGTAATATTGATTTTAATAAAGAGTGTAATGCTATTATTGGTTTAACAAAAGAAAACATTAATAAGTTTTCAATTGTTTATAATATTGATAAGCATAACGTATTACTAGTTTATAAGGTAGAAAATCCTACTTTATTAAATGTAACAAATCATAGTGAGACAGTTAATGTTTCATTTGCTGAAATTGATTTTGTGAGTGAAACAATTACTAAAACTGATTATGAAAATTATTTAAATATAGTTGATTTAGTTTTAGATACTTTTGATAAAGAAAAGATTACTCTTGAAAAAGAGAAAAGTATTCTTTATAATAAAAGTAATAACTTTTGGTTTAGATTAACTCATCCTAGAGTTGGCACTGCTATAAAAAATATTGACAGTGCTTTAAATCAGTTAAATCAATATGAATCAGATATTGTTAAAGAGAAAGATTTATTAGCAAATAAAACTATAATTGACGATATATTTAAAACATTTGTTGATGAAGTAGGTCATACTTATGGACTCATGAATTTAAAATATTCAAATAATAAAGGATGGTAATAATATGAAGAATCTATATATTAGATTATATTATGATCTAAAAGATATTAAGAAGACTTCAATATGGAAGATGGCTTTAACTGATAGTGATAGCCATATTCTTTATATTGAAACTTTACATGATAAAGTCTCATCTGATCTTCCAGAATCAGAATATGTGAAATTAACTCAGAAGAGTTATTTCAAAGGTTTAGCAGCTGCTGATGCTAATTTAGCTACATTAGAATTAGTTAATCAAATTGATAACACGGGAAGTACAAATATAAATATTTTCGTTAATGAAGACGAAGAAATTCGCAATAAAATTAACAGATATTTAGATAAATATTTTAATAAAAGTGAAGATAAAAATTTAAATTTAATCTTCAAAGACTCCTTCGAAGAAATTTTATTCCTTAATTTTATGGGTGAAGATTTCTTTAAGGATTACACTGTTAGAACTGCTAATATTACTAATATTTTCTGTGATCCAGACAAGCGTTATGAAATTATTTGTGACGAATCTGTTAAAAAATCACTAGAAGATTTAAAAGATAATGAAGAAATAAAATCTTTATTCTCTTACATTACTATAGTTGTAGAAGATCTTATTCTTAAAGATCTTTTCACATATATCAATAAATAATTTATTTCTCAGGAGGAAAATAACATGAAAAATTCTATTGAAAAAATTTACGGTAAGGTATTCGAAGTTGGTCATATGTCTTTAAACACTGTCATCCAGAATGGAACTAAAACTCCATCTAATGAAATGAGAAGAGATTCATATTATTATAATACTTATGAATCAGGTAAGTATTCTAATTTAGATAAGCTTGATCAGCTTCAAATTAATTATAACTCTTATTTAGCTCTTTCTTATAAAGGTTATGACGAAAATAAAAAGTTCTTTAATAAGGAAATTTGGATGAATAATACTTCACTTGAAAATTTCAAAGATTTCATTGAATATTCTTATGATTACATTAGTCAGAATGCTAAAAGAATTTATGGAAAAAATGATATTAACAAAGAATTTGAAGACTTTATTATTCATACTGGATATAATGATGATGGTTCAGGTTTTGGGGCTATTGATAGTCTTGGTACTATTAGTTATGTATATCCTTTAATGCTAAGTACTGAGGATAATAAAAATACTTATAATGGTATTATGCTTGGTATAGAAACACCTAAAGAAGAACAGTATGAGCAAGAAATGTCATTAAGTACTTTTTATACTTTTGTAATGACTATTAAAAATTATAATAGTCAATTAGATGGAAGACTTGTTTCTATTATGGGACTTCTATATCAAATTCTAAATGATGAATCTTCAGCTAATAGTTATTCAGGACCTACTTATTCTAATAAAATTCCTTCAAGAACTGTTACTAAGAAGCCTGTGATTCAGAGAAGACAGACTCTTTCAGAAGCGATGGCTACAGTAAAGAAGGATGAAGAAGCTGAAGAAAAGGAAGAAATTAAAGAAGAACTTCCAAAGAGAAGTACAAAGAAGAATGTTGTTAAGAAGACTGAAAAAGTATCTTTAAATGATATTCTTGCTGAAGCTGAAAATATGGAAATCGATTTAGATGATGAAGGAGAAGAATATTAATGATTGACATCAAATTGGATGATGAGTTAGATTCATTATTTGATGAAGCATCAGAAGTTTGTGGTACGTCTGAAACATCTGACAAAAAGACTGTAGCTAAAACTAATGAAACAATTACTTTTGTCATTAATGAAAACGATGATGAATTTAAAGCTTCATTGAAGAATTTAATAAATAACTCAGGAATCACAACTCAAGATATTTATGATATTAAAAGCCAGAATAATGGTTATAATATGATTTATAGTCTCAGAAAGAAAGGTCAATTAGGTATAGACCGTATTAAGGCTTGGTGTAATATTTTACATAAAAAGCCAGTTCTTACTTTTGTTGATATGACAGAAGAAGAAGCCAAACAAGTAGATGAAGAACTTTTAAATGAGTTAAAAAATCCTACTAAAAAGAATAAAAAGAAATAACATATAATAAATTTATTAATTATGGCGTATGATAACATTAATTTAAAATATCATACGTCATAATTTTTTTTTTGATATAATTTTATAAAGGAGTAATTTTTATGTTTTTATTGAATAATGAAGAGCTTAGTAAAGATATTAAAAATATGACTATGCTGGAAATTGAGTATTATGTAGAACATCTAAAGCAGACTATTTATAGCTTAACAAGTACCATGCAATTAATAATTTCTTCTCTTGATACAGTTAAGGATGATTTAGATACATTTAATAATACTAAAATAAAGCAGGATTATCCAAGAGCCATTGAAGAAAAGAAAAAAGAGCGTAAAAAGCTGAAGGATGAAAAAGAAACAAATATAATTGATGAATCTGCTAATGAAATTGAAGAATTTAAAGAAGAGCTTAATAAGTATGCTCATTTAAATGAAGATGATGAATACAGCAATAATTATTTTCTAGAAGCTGTATTTAGTATTGAAAATACAAATAAGCAAGATAGTATTTTATTAGGTAAAAATAGTTCATTCTGTGTAAAGAGTGTTGAACCAACTAATTATGCAGAGATTAAAGATCTAATAGAACATAATCCAATTTTTGTTTTCAATGAAAAATTATCTGCAGATGAAATTAATTATTTATGGAAGAATTTTAAAGATAATTATTCTAATAATATTTATCATAATGATGTTGATTTAATTTCAATTAATACAATTGTATTTTAAATAAAAGTCCCTAATACCGTTTAAGGTATTAGGGATATTTTTTTTTATTCAGTTTCTTCAGTTGAAGAACTCTTAGTAGATTTAATTGTACCAATTTCATCTTCTTCAGATTCTAATATAAATAACTTTGTAATGATATCTTCTAATGAAGTATTCTTAATAGAATCACCAACAACACAACCACCAATCTTAGTAGTTATTAAACTTGGTGCAGATTTTGGTAACTTGCCTTCAACGCCAAATTGTGCTACATCCTTAGTTGTAACAGGTTTTGCAATAAAGTTAATTAATAATTTCTTTTCACCAAAAATAACAAGAGGTGGTGTGTCAATTTCCTTAACTTTTTCTTTAGTAGTTGTAACAGTGCCTAACATTCCAAAATAAGGACTCTCTAAAGCTTCATTATAATCTTTGTATAAAGCAGTAATTCTTTCAATTTCTTCAGTATAATTTTTAATAATATCATCAGACTGTGTTGAAGCAGTATCACTAGCTGTGATACCATAATAAGAAGTAGCTTCTTCTAAAACTTTTTCAGGGTCATATTCTGGAATTTCTTCATCTGGTTTTTGAACATAGAAGAAAATATTTTCACCTACATTATAGCTAGAAAGATCGAACTCTTCTTCACTAAATTCAGATGGCTTAATAATATGATCTACAATAACATAACCTTGCTGAGCCATATTAGACCAATATAAACCCATATTAGAAGCTTCTGTTTCATTAAATTCATCATAAACATGAATCTTAACACCAGCAAATTGTAATAATCTATACTTTTGATCTGAAATTAAAGTATATTCAGAATTTAGAACTTTTTCTAAATCTTTAGAAAATATAGCTGTGACATCTTCCTTAAGAGGAATATCAAAATCACGCATAATTTTAACAAGTTTCATTGTTATTTGCCCCTTTCTATAATTATTTTAATTCCGATAATGAATTTTTCATTATCGGAATATATTTATTATTCTGAAGCAGAATTGCTTGAAGTAGAATCTTCTTCATCAGAATCTTCAGGAAGAAGCTTTCCAACTATATCTTCCTCTTCTTCTAAGCCAAGTGCCTTTGTAATAATATCTGTAATAGTCATACCCTTAATAGAATCATCTTCTGCAAAGCCACCAAGAGCAACTACTACCTTAGTAGCAACATCCTTTGGTAACTTACCTTCAACACCAAACTGTGCTGTATCCTTAGTTGTTTCAAAAGAGAAGTCAGCAATAACCTTATATTGTGTACTACTTACAATCTGAACTAAGTAACCAAATTCAGTCTTACTACCTTCACCCTCAGTGATAAATTTCTTAACAGCTTCTTCATAAGATTCTAAATCAGATTCATATTCCTTAACAGCCTTATCAAATTCATTCTTTGCATCAACAAATTCTTGAAGAGTAAACTTATAACCAACTTCAGGCTTTCTCATCTTTGGAGGTTCGCCTGGATGTACTAAAGTCTTACCATCTTCATCTTCTGGTTCTGCATAAACAAAAATGTAATCGCCAATTTCATACTTTGAAGGATCAAAGCTTTCAAATTCAGATGGCTTAACTAATTCCTTAATTACATAAGTCTTATTCTTGTCAAATTCACCTAAATTAGCAATTGCATTTTCAGAAAATTCCTTAACTAGAAGAGTTCTTACATGATTAAACTGTAAAAGAGTAAAACGATCATTAGATACTAAAAGAGATTCTTTTAAAGTAATCTTTTCACTCTCTGGAATACCTACGATTCCAGCTACAGCAGATAATGGCTTATCTAAAAGCTTTACTAGTTTCATTTAAAATACCTTCTTTCATTTATTTTTATTTTCATCATTTTCTTGTTTAACATTTCTCATCACATTTTCAAATGAATCAATAATGATATTTATTTTTTTGACAATAGCATTAAATATAGCTCTTGTTTTATCTATATTAACACTTGATATGCCTTTTTCTAAGAAAAAGTTAATTTGCTCAGTTGTTTCTTCAAGAGAAGAGATGAGTAGGTTAATAATTTTATGTTGATTTTCATCGTTAATTTCATCAAAAGTGATATAATGTTTTGAATTATTAAATGTTATTTTAGTTTTCTCTAATAGTTCTAAAAGATTATTAAATTTCTTAAAATACTGTAATTTTTGATAATTAGTAAAATTTAATAAATCTTGTTCAGGAGTAGTTCCATCTTTTTCTTCAGGAAACTTTTTATCTGTATCACTATCAGTATCTTCTATATCTAACATGGCAGGAGGTGGTGGAGGTGCTGCACCTTCAGCATTAGGATCTCCTTCAGCCATTTCTTCTCCTTCTTCATTAAAGTATAAATTAAAATATTTACTCTTTTTCAAAGCTATCACTCCTTTCAATTAAATATAACAAATATAAGATTTTGTTTTCCTATATAAATCGTATTAAACTATATAATTGTATATATATTATAATTGTGAATAAAGTAAATAATTACTTATATTCACTTCATATTATTGAAGTATTAGTGACGATATTAAATCTAACATCACTTTAATAAATGTTAGAGTTTGTATGTTCCCTCGAAGAAACTCATGACCTGAAAAGATAGGGTCGTTATATGAGATAACAGAGTAGAGGTAAATTAGTACAAATATATCTTGGAGGTCATTATGACTACAACAAAAACTATCACTAATCGTTTTAACACACAGGCTGAAGGCGTAGCTTTCATTAAGAATCTTCTTGACAGCGATAGAAGAGAAGAAGAACTTATAACTGGTAAGTTCTTTGATATTCTTAAAAGAAGCACTGTAAACATTCAGGTAAGAAACGGTAAAACTGCATTGGTGTTTGACACAGACTATGGAACTGTGTTGGAAACATTAACTGACAGCGATAAATTCTATTATATGGTAAAGGAGTTTACTCCTACATATGAAAGAAATATTATGGATGATGTACTTATTTATATAGCACCGAACAACACCATGTTCTTTAAGGTTAGCAGAAATGGTTCTGTGTACTTGACATATAATAAGGACTAATTACTAAAATTATAATCACCTTGCTTCTTATGAATGCGAGGTGATTTTTTTTTCTAATTTTTTTATTTATATATTATTTATATGTGATTAAATAAAAAGGAGTGAAATAAAATGACTAAATCACAAATAAAACTGTGTGAGAAAATTTATAATAATAATAAATCTTCTTACTCAAGACTTACTATGATGGCATTTTTGTTTAAAGGTAAGTCATTAATTTCTCAGGGTATAAACTCTGATAAAACTGATCCTATTCAAAATAAGTTCAGAAAACAAATTATAAATAATGATAACTATATAGACAAAAGACATGCAGAAGTTGATTGTCTTAAAAGTTTCATTGAAGACAAAGAAATTGATTTTAAAAGTCTTACATTATTTGTTCTTTCAAAAAAAGCTAATGGAGAATATAGAAATAGTAAACCTTGTCCTATTTGCAGAAAAATGATTGAAAGCTTAGGTGTAGGTGAAATTTGTTATATTTATAATGGTAGACTTATAAATGAAAAACTTCTCAATGTTTAATTAAAATTAAATTTTAAATACTATTATAACAAAATAGTATTAAGAAAATGAATATTTTTAAAGGAGTAAATAAAATGGTAAATCTAATTAAAAATGAAAATGATTCAATTCTTAAAGTGGATGGTACTGATTTTAAGATTTCTAATGAGCTAGCTAGTTTTCTAGAAGCTACTAATAGTCTTAATGATGATACTATCACTAAAACCATCAGCAAAGCTGGTGTAATTACATTGAAAATTAAGAGTCTTACTTACACTATCTGTAATGATAATAAGAAAAAGATCCTTAATATGTACAAAATTAATAATAATGAAGGAGTAATTCATATGAAGACATTTATCAAGTTTATGAAACCAAAGCAGGAAAGTGGTAAGAAGAACCCTTTTAATTCTCTTATTCTAAGAGTACTTAAGCCAGCACTTAATAACGTGGAATTTGAAGATATTGATGCTGTAAGATCTACAGTATATGATACACTTAAGCCACTTATGAGTGAAAATTCTAAGTGGGAAATTGAAGATAATACTAAGACACTTGGTCTTGTTGTAAAGAATGAGTATCTTAAGGAAGGTAAGGAATATCCTTCTCATAATATCTTCTTTATTAATGTAGTACCAGAAGAGTCTACAGCATCTGAATGATATATAAAAGGTATAAGCTTTAAAAGCTTATACCTTTTTATTAAACAAATTTTAATTTATATAATAAATTTTAGGAGGACTATTGTCATGGAAGAAAGAATTGAAAAATTTACAAATAAAGAATTTTATGAGGTAGTTAATAAAATTTCTACTGCAGTTATTAAAAGAGTATCATCAATTGAAATGAATTCTATTATAATTAGAGCTAATATTAATGATTATTATATTTTTATTGGAAAAAACTTATTTATATTTTCTCTTAAAGAATATAGCGATGATAAATATATTACATTTGAACATATTCTTTTAATTAATAAAAAAAATCATAGTGTAAATAATTTTAATGATATTAAACTAAAAGATATATCAATTACTGATAATAGCGATACTATTGGTGATACTATTGACGAATTAATAACGGAAATAAACTATCAAAATGATAAAGAATTTAATAATATATTACTATCTCGATATCAAATTTATAAAAAGAATCTTATCTCAGAAATTGAGAAAGTTAAAAATTATATTGAATTAGTGTTTTAAAAGGAGTTATTATGATAATTAAATGTAAAAAAGATTTTGAAGCTTTTGTAAGTGTTATGATTGCATCTTGTATAAAGAGTGATAAGAAAATTTATATTTATGAAGAAAATAATATAAAAACTAATAATATGATTTATAAGCATGTATGTATTGAAAAAGATGTTTTTTCATTTATTTATAGTTTTTCTAAAACATCTAGCCTTCAGTTTGCTCATCAAAAACTTGATTCAGAAAGAATTTATAATATGTTTAAACAAGGGGAAGAAATTTCTTCTAATATTAATCTTTATCTTATTGATTGTGAACATAGTTTAACACATGATTTTAATCTTACTTTATCAAATGAAGAAATCAATAAAGAAATTCATTCAATATGTAATTACATTGAAGTTGTACTTAATGTAATCTAAAATAAATAAATTTTAATTTAATACATAAGCTTATTTTAAATAAGCTTATGTATTTTTTTTTTGTATTTAATTATAATGCTGAATATATATTATAATTGCGAATAAAGTATTTAATTACTTATATTCATACTTAGTGTAGATAATTAAATCCAATAAGCACTTAAATAAATATTGGAGTTTGTATGTTCCCTTCGAAGAAACTCTTGGTTGAAAAGATATATACCATATAAGAGATAACAGAGTAAAGGTAAATTAGTACAAATATATCTTGGAGGTCATTATGACTAATCGGGCTAAAGAGAGTAAAGAAAAATGTGTGAATATGTTCACTTTTCAACTTCCGCTTATCCTGAGTACTTATCAGCTACATGCTAATATGAAAAACACTCAAGAAGGCTTAGCTGAAATACCCGAAATCAAATTGGATGAAAATATGGCTAAGAGCTTAATCTTATCCAATTCCATTATTCTTGAAAAAGATAATGGAGAAAAAACGATCTATGATTTATCTTATGATGAGTCTATAGATTGTATTGAGGAGTATGATCATGAAAGTGACGATATTCGCCGTTATTGTGCTAGCGTTGATCGTGATATCGATTATTCTAAGAGAATAACAAACGCAACATCAAGTCTTCTTAATCTCATTATGGATAAAAAGCTTTATGTCATTTCCATCATTAATGGTGGAGTATGTCTTAAAGAAAGTGAAGGTGAACATGTGTATAGACTGTATTCAAAAGATTAATCAATAAAATGTGTGGAAAGGAGAATGATATTGATGATTAAAAAACGTACTGTAATGGTGCGTTTTTTTTTAGTAAAAATTATTGACTGTATTTAATTATAATGCTGAATATATATTATAATTGTGAATAAGAATAATTTATATTCTATTCAAATAAGGATGAGTATGAATCTAGTAGCCTTATTACTAGAAATTTGTATGTTCCCGAAAAACATGTATGGTTGAAAAGATATAATACCAATATACATGAGAAAAGAGTAGGTAAATAGTACAAGTTAATATTCAAAAGGAGTTTATTATGTTTACTATTAATTCTGTTGAAGATTTCAAAATGATTGTAAAAAGAGTTTTAGAAGTTGCTGCAACAGGTGAAAAGGACATAAGAACTGTAAAATCCTTTAACGATAACGATGATGACTGGTTTGTAGGAATCGTCATTGAAGATGATGAAGCTCGCAATATGGTTACAATTCAGGGAGGAAGAAATAATGACTATATTGTAGCAGATCTTTTCTTTAACGTTAAGGAGAAGGATGTAAATCTTCTTATGAATGAAAAGTATTACGGAAACGGTAATCTCTGCCATCTGGTTAGAGTTAATGAAGATTTTACCGCAGTGCTTTCCATTCGCAGATTTATCGACAATGAAGAAGACTTTGAAGCCCTTGTCGGTACGGTAAAGTTTATGGTTATGAAAACATCATAATCTAAACAATAAAAAATAACGGCACTCTTACATATTCATCAAGCTGTTTTAAATTGAATTGTAGAGTGTCGTTATATTATTCACATACGCCTAAAAAATTAATTTTATTAAAGGAGAAAAAAAAATGAACAATATCTTTGAAATGAACAACAATAACATGATGAGTGACCTGAACAAGGTCTTTGAAGCAAACAGAAAGCAGGATGAAAAAATGGCGGAGAATATCCGTAACATGACAGGAAATAAAAAGCCTGCAACTGAAGCCATCAAAAATCTTTGGGAGCGTTATGCTCTTGAAGGAAATATTGAAGGTATGGAAAAACTCGAACGAGTTTATTCTATCTAACAACTTCAATGTACCCCCTTTAATTAGGGGGTATTTTTTTTTTCATTAAAGTTTAAATATTTATATTATTATTAAGCAAAGGAGTTGATTTATAATGTCAAAAAAGTATACTATTGATGATATTAAAGAAATGATTTATAATAAATATAATGGAGAATATATTTGTTTATCAAATGAATATAAAAATAATAAAGAGAAAATTAAGATAAAGCATAATATATGTAATAATATATTTGAAATGAGAAGTGGTAATTTTTTAAATAATAATAATCGTTGTCCTTACTGTAAGAATAAAAATGATGGAAAAACTAATAAAACAGTTACTAAAATGACTAAAGAAGATTTTATTAAACGTTTAGATAATGATTATGAGTTAGTCAGTGATTTTATTAATTTAAAAACTAATGTAGACTTATTACATAAATCATGTGGTAATATTTATAATGTAAGACCCGATAATTTTTTATATAATAATCATAGATGTGAATGTACTAGAGTTAAGCATAAATATACAATAGAAGATATTCAAAAGTATTTTAATAAAATAAATGACTATGAACTAATTTCTAAAGAATATGTCAATAAAAATGAAAAATTAAAAATTAAGCATTTATCATGTGATAATATATTTGAAATGTCATTAAATGATTTTAAGAATAATAATTATAGATGTCCTAAATGTAAAGCATCTAAAGGAGAAAATAATGTAAGAACTTTTCTATTAAATAATAATATTAAATTTACTGAGCAAAAGCGTTTCAATGATTGTAAAGATAAAAGAACTTTACCGTTCGATTTTTATTTAGAAGATTATAATATCTGTATAGAATATGATGGTGAATTACATTATAATAAAGCTAGATATAAAAATGATGAAGAATATAATCAGGATAAATTAAATATTACTAAAAAACATGATGAAATTAAAAATGAATATTGTAGAGTAAATAATATAAGACTTATTAGGATTCCATATACAGAGTTTGGTAATATTGAAAAGATTCTTAAAAAGGAGTTGAATATTAATGCCTAGAAAATTAACTTATAAAGAAGTTAAAGATATTATAGAAGAAAATGGTGAATATACTTTATTATCTAAAGAGTATTTAAATAATAGACAGCATTTATTAATAAGACATAATTGTAATAAATGTAATAATAATATCTTTGAAAGAAGTCTTTATGTATTTCAAGCAGGTAAAAAATGTCATAAATGTGCTATAATAAATAGAACTAAATTAAAAACTAAAACTACTGAAGAATTTAAAGATGATATTAAAAGAATATTTAATGATGAAATGGAAGTTATAGGAGATTATAAAAATAATAAAACTAAAATATTAATGTATAGTAGAAAGTGTGGTCATTATTTTGAAGGGTATCCTATAAATCTTTTAAAAGGTTGTGGATGTAATATATGTACTATAAGATCTAAAGGTAATGAAAAAATAGATTCTATATTAAATGAATTAAATATAAATCATAAGTCTGAATATAAATTTGAAGATTGTAAATATAAAAGAACTTTATCATTTGATTTTTACTTAGAAGATTATAATATCTGTATAGAATATGATGGAGAACAACATTATTCTAAGAATACTTTTAGATATGGTGAAAAATTTGAAGAACAACAAAAACGTGATAATATTAAGAATAATTATTGTAAAACAAACAATATAAAACTTATTAGAATTCCTTATACTGAATTCGATAATATTGAAAACATTCTTAAAGAGAATATAAAAGGAGAAAAATAAAATGTCAAGAAAATATACTATAGAAGAAGTTAAAAATATGATTCATGATAAATATAATAGTGAATATATTTGTATATCGGAAGAATATATTAATAATAAAGAAAAGATTAAAATTAAACATTTGAAATGTAATAATA